AGCCTCTCGTGTTGTTATTGGTGGTGATTGGGGTGAAGGTCCGATTCGCATTCAGGTAGAGAACTATTCATCTAGGCCCACACAGTTATTGATACAGTCTGCGGACATGACCACAGAGGCTCTAAACTCTATTGTAAAACACATGAACGTGGATGGTGTTGGCGGTAGAGCACAAGTAGCGCACGCTCTTAGAGAGCTTACCAGAGAGCTTGGGCAGCTTTCTCTTCAAGGTGACCTTGCCGGTAAGATTCTTTACGAGTTCACCTACCACCCGAAGGCTGCAAAGCCGAGGTTCAAAATAAGAGAGTCTGTTGCTGATGAAGGGCTGACCTACATTGTAGAGGACCTGTCTACAAAAGAGGTGGTTGGTGAGTACGCAACACCATCTCAAGCAAGAGCAAGTATGGAAGAGGGGAGCTTTGTAGACTCAACCAACACTTCCGTAAGCGCTATTGATGATGCGGCTCCGTATGGAATACCTGACGGCATTGAGCTTGAAATGCTTCCAGGTGAAGAGGTGAAGGGGTGGCAGCTAGTAGACAAAGCGACAGGTGAAAGGGTTCTTGCTTCTAAAAGCATGGAAGAAATACAGAAGTTTAGAAAGGATAAAGGAGAGACCCTTCTTCCAAATAAAGAGCAAAAGTATCAGGTGGTTGAGGCTGTTTTCCTTGATGACCCATCCGATTCTGCACACCGTATTGTGGACAGACACGGCAGGCTCATGGAGACATTCCCGAATAGAGAAGCTGCCTACGCCAGACTTAGAGAGTTAGGGGTTAGTTCTCCACAAAAGTTTAAGATTACAGGTGAAGAGCTTGCCAGAGCCTTGAACTCTCCTGAAGCTTTAGAGCTTGTGTCTCAAGCTCTTATCTCTGCCGCTAAGCGTGAAAACCTCAACCTTCTTCGTAACCCAGATTTTCCAGACAGGGGTGTGCTGGGCATTACAGTCCCTGTGAAGGATATTGACGGTAACGTACATCAGCTTGACGCTGTGAAGCTGGGCCTATTGAGGCCAAGAGGTAAAACATACGAGCTAAGCCCTATGGCTCGAATGATAATCAATGACTCAAATGTTGGTGCTGCTGGGTACGAAAGCAGAATGAGGTCCTCGATTGGCGGGTTTGAGGAAATCAGGTTCGTGTCAGAGTTTGCCGAAGAAGGTCCGATTATTGCTGTGGACCATATTTCTTTAGCAAAGGTTAACCGTCCATTAGTCATAGAGAGCAGCCCATCACCCAAACCATATCTTGAGGTTCAGGCTCCGGTTCCTCCAAGGACTGAGGCCGTTCGTAAAACCAAGATTGATTTGCCTGAAACCGAAACGTCTTGGGGTGTTGAGAAGGAAGTAGAGGTTGACCTTCCTGCAACAGAGCGTTCATGGGAAATAGAAAAAACAGTTACAGATGTAGCAGATGCTGGTTACTGGAAGTACATTAGGGACAAGGCTGATATCCAGAGAAAGCTTAAGCCAATGTCTTCAGAGAAGACTGTTGCTGAAGTGGCCTCCATTGACTTTGACGAGGGGGTAAAGCTTCTTGGGACTAAGCTGGATGTTGATGAAGCTTATACAAGCATTCTGGAGCCACAGGCATCAGCGTTGGTTCGTAGGCTTGGGACCAGGGATTTACAGAAAATAGCTGACCATTATTCTGAGCAGCTTGGTGTTCCTATTGAGATTAAGAAAAGCCTTCCTACAGGTGCAGATAAGCTACAGGTCGAGATTCGGCCTCCGCTTAGAAAGCAAGTTCCACCGGGAAGACAGCCGAGCAGCTTAGATGCTTGGCAGATTGTTGTGCCTTTTGAGCCCCGTTTAAAGGTTGTTGGTCGAGTCAAAGGGAAAGACAGGTTGGTGCAGTATGCTCCAGGCAGGACAGAAATCCTACCAGCAGATAAGCGACCGACTAAAACTGGACCCAAGGTCGAGCTTACTCCAGCTCTCAGAAAGAAAACAAAAGAGTTTCAGGAGAAGATTAGGGCGAAGCTCCTGGTAAAAAGGAATAAGCTTTCGGAAGAGCTTGCCGTGGTTGAAGCAAGGCCAATACGACCGAGAAAGAAGGTAAAAGGCAAGTGGGTTGATAAGACAAAGAAGCAGGTTGATGCTGCGTTCAATCGTAAACTCAAGAAAGAGAACGCTCTCAGAGAGCAAATAGCTGAAGTCGAGTCTGGAATAAAAGAGACTCAGCGTATTATTGACCTGGCTAAACCGGGCTTTCTTGAAGCTGCCGTTCAAATGAAAGGCCGGAGAAAGTTTTACATGCCTGAGGGCAACTTTGATGTTTCAGTAGTCAGGCAGTCTATCGAACAAATCGCAGAGCACCTGAGAGGTGGTGGTTCTAGAGCTACTCTACGCATACCGTTTGCTGTCAAAGATGACGTTCTTTATTTGGCCAATCAACCCAAGACACAGCAGCGCTCTCTTGTCCGTGATTCGGCTATTGCTGACACGATTAAAGGGACACCAGAAAACAAGACAAAGATTCTGAGAGAGGCTGATATTGGTGGAAGGGCTCCTTTTCTTCCGGCTAAGTTCTCTAGGCGAACATACGTCTATAAGCCACAGCCATGGGAAACTGGCGACTTTATAGACTTTAGAGAAAAGCCTACAACAGCCACTGTTGTAACTCAGCCTAAGCAACCCAAGAAAAAGCGCCAAACACAGGCAGAGCTTCCTCTCACAGAGGAGTCTTGGTCTCTAGAGTACGCTCCACCCAAGATTGTTCGCCCTAAGCCTCCTGAGTATCTTCAGCTTTTTGAGGAATGGGTAGACAGAAAGGTTGCTGATGCTCCCAAGAAATCAAAGAAGCGAACACCGCAGCAATGGCTCGATGCGTATAAGGCTGTTGTAAGCAAAGCCTTAAAGGATGGCTCTTACGAGAAAGCTTTGAAGCCAAACAAGATGGGTGTTGCTCTGGCAGACAGAGACCTTGTTGGGCAGATTATTCTTTCTGCTGATTTGAAAATACCAGACAACATGAAGTCGTTTTATGTTGGGGCCAACCCTTCTGGAGGTCCGAAGCTTTACAACCTAAACAAGATGCAAGTGAAGCAGGTTGTTGGAAGGACGCAGACTTTTGAAAAGCCGATCTTGAAACCTGAAGGTCTAGAAACCGGCTTTGAGGGAAGAGCTGCTTACGGTGGGAAGTTTCCAAGGGAAGCTGTCACACTAGATTGGATTGCGAACGAGCTTGGTTACAATGTCAAGACAGGTGTAGCAGTCTTCGACTTTGTTACGGCCAACGATGGAACCCTGATTAGACGGCCTGCGGCAGTAGATAAGCTGGTAGCTAACGTGATGGGGAGAAGGGTCAGGTTTGAGACAAAGAGCGTAAAGACAGAGGCCATGTCAGCTAATGGCCACGATGTCATTCCAAACCAACTGGAAAGAGATAGCGGGTTTGGTCGCGGCGTTTCTATGCTTATGGACGAAAACGGAATGCCCATCACTAACGATGAGTGGAAGGCAAAGTACACTGAGTATAGCAATAAGAACGTAACCAGAACTGACTCTCAGCTTGTTGCACAATACCTAAACAGGATTGATTACTTTGATGTCAGGGACACGTCTTTAGGGAAGATGTTTTTCGAGTACGGAGCCGAAGCGCTTGAGCCTATGGCTGAGCTGGCAGGAAAGACACTGCTTACAGATTCTATCGCTAATCGACTCCCAAGCTTGAATCCCAGAAACTGGGTTAATGGTCAGTGGAAAGCAATGCACCGAAACCCCATCGCTCAAGTAAAGGCTGCGTTCAACAGCCTTAGCGGTGAAAGTCTTGCTGCTTGGGATGTTTGGCGTAGGGGAACGGGAGAGGTTCCGCAGCTTGCTCAGGTGTATAGTTGGGGCAATGATTGGGTTGAAGCTGGGTTAGTGAAGCCAGTCACAGACGCAAGCGGTGCTGTAGTTTCATATCAGCCTACAAGCCTCGGCATTCTTGCAGCCGTGTATGGCATTGGAAGAAGGTCTGACTTTTACAGAAACATGCCCTTCAGACAGTTGACGGGTACGGGCGCTCAAGGTCTTGCCCCTAATCTACGAATAGATTTTAGGCGTGTCATTGACGAAATCACACCTGTTACGGCTGAAGATTTACAAGTAAAGCATATCCTTCACTCGCTCAACGACCTTGAAAGGTCTAGGAAGTGGATTTCTGACCCCATAATAGCTTACCAGAACGCTGTCCTTCGTTATGCTGCTGATGCGGGGATGTTTCCCACAGCTAATGCAACACTAAATGCTATTGGATATTTCAGGAATATTTGGGAGGGAGCGTTTGATGAATACTCCCGCGTTTCTTCTGGCTCTAAACCGTTTAGTGAGAGCGCTGATAAGGCACGAACAACAAAGGGTTATACTGAAGCAGAAGTAAGCTCTATGGAGTTACTTGCGGGGAAAAGCATGGTGCATATGGACCCGCATATGTTCCTGGGGTTTGTCCAAGCAGAGCTTGAAACAAGAGTTAACTTTATCAACATCATCGAAAGGCTTATCGACGAAGGAATAGTGCGACCAGAGTCTGAGCACGTAGCTTTGCTCAAAGTAAAAGATGGGAAGTTGAAAACTGCGGGAGAGGAAAAGACCGGACCTGGTCTTGGCTTTAAGCCTATCGACATGGACGACCTTCTCGGGAAAATGAAAAATAGAACTGTAGAGGTGGATGTTCCAGAAGGGTCCGAGCGCATTTTGTTTGAAGGGCTAAAAAACAAGTATGGGCAACTATATGCTACCCCTCAAGCTGTAGAGCTTTTGAATCTACAGCTAAGCACCAAAGCACATCTCGATAAGGTTTCAAAAAAATACGCTCATGAATCAAATGTTGTAAAAGACTTGTTCTTTGACGTGGATGAGAATCTTCGCAGCAAAGAAGATGTTCTACGTAAAGCACATGAGCTGATGGGGCCAGAGATTGAGCCGATTATTCGTGATGCTTACACAGAAATGGCTGTTAAGGCTGGTAAAGCTGTGAACCCCAACATATCTGTCAGAAAGATGCTCAGCCTAATAGCTGGGACTGACAGAGAGTCATCTGTGCTTGCTTCTGTTATTGATAAAATGGCTGGGGCAAGCCATGTAGTTCAAGGATTAGCTCTTCAAAGATGGTACAAGACAGGAGCTTTGTTCAGGTCTTCTGCTCGCGGTTTTATGAGAAACACGTTTGGCAACTTTGCGCTGGCTTTAGCGCATCATCCAGAAGCTTTCTTAGACCCTGTATATTGGGAGGGGATGCGATATTTCTGGGGTGGCAAGCTTCCAGCTAAAGAAGGCATAAGGGTCATACCAGAAGGTGTAGGTGGTATTGGGCCTAGAAGAGTTACAGAGAAAATCACACTAAAGAATGGTGATGTTGTAGAAGCGGAAGTTTTCCGAGACAGCCCGCTTCCCCCAGATGTCAAAGAGTTCCAGTACGAGCTTATTGCAAGGAACATTATTGGAAACGGATTCAGCCAGGAACTAAAAGCAGACGTTCCATCGCTTATGAGAAATATGCTTGGGAATAATAAGACTCGAGCCTACCGTGAGATTATGGCGGAAACATCTTTGGCTATAGAAAAGAAAATTGCCAAACAAAAACTCGGTGAAGCAGAGGGTGCTGGTGAGGCCGCGAAGTTCCTTGGAGATTTACTAGAAAACTACACCATGAGCGCAGAGTTCAGAAAGATAGTTGATGACGCTGTAAAAGCTGAAGGAGCTGAAGCGGTATCTAAATACCTTAACTCAAACTGGGCTAAGAAAGCAGCGGAAGCTGGCAAGTATACCGTTGACTTCCCGTTCCGCACGGGTCCAGGGAAAACGCTTGAGAGGCACATAAAGTCTTTGTTTGTAGTGACTGACGATATGTATCGGTGGAGTCACGCTTATTGGCTGTGGAAGAGAAAAAAGATGAGCTTCGATGACATTACTGTTATGTCTGGAGAGTTCATGCCTGACTTTGTTAGAAACAGTCCTATCATGCACGCAACCAGGCTATTAAATCCTTGGGCATTTTGGCCTGTAAAGACCGCAAGAAACCTCATGCTTCTTGCATCGAAAAGGCCAGTATACACGGGCCTTATGCGGCAACTTTCATTGTGGCTTGATGCTGTAGAGATGTCAGAAATGACACCTGAGGACCGATGGGCTCATATGCTAAGGCCAAAACGAGAAAAGAGTTGGATGCTCAGGACTCCATTTGGAGATTATTCGTTTGGGTACTCTTTCTACACAGGAGACCTTGACACCCTGTTCGACCCAATGGCCGCTTTGGATGTTGGTGTTTCAGGTATGGTGTGGGATGGGTTGAAGTTTGCAAAGGGGGCGCTTGGGCCTGAGTTTGAAAGAATAGCTTACCCAGAAAAGTTTGAGCGCAGGTTTGGGAAAGACGTTGTGATGGCAGGTTTTTTGGACAACCTTGCTTTTATGTATAACCACTACCACAACACCTATATGGGTCGGTTTACAGCTAATCCCGTGAATGTGGCGGCAAACGTAGCCAAAGAGTTCACTTCCGATGGGCTGTATCATGAACTGAAAGAGCACATTTGGGACCCAGAAATATCAATGGTTGACCAGCTTAAGCGTATGGCTAAGTTTACGACCAGTGTTGGTCTTCGCGCTTCTGGCTCTGGTCTTCAGCGTCTACGAAGAGTCCTTGGGGATCCTGTCAACCCTGATAATATAAGAATAAAAAGTAAGCTAGAGGATGGCTTCTTCTTGAAAAAGGCGATGGGAAGCAAAGACCCCGAGACCTGGGCTGACCTAATCATGGCTGAAATGTTGGGCTTTGACCCTGCAAGTAGAAACCAGGCTAAGCAGATACTTGCTGATATTATCAGGAAGAAAAAGAATGTATCTGCTGCTCTGCGTTATGTGAGAGAGGGCAAAGGTCCCGAGTTTGAAGTCGATGACGGTATGCCAGAAGGCGCAAGGCTCAGGTACTTGAAAGAAGCAATGGACAGCCCATTTGGTCTTAGTGGAAAACCAATACAGGAAACAAACGTGAGAGATGAAGAGGTAATGAAGCGTATAATGCCTGCTCTCATCTCTACGATTCAGACTGAGCCATCGACTAAAGAGCCGATATTGAGGAGTCTTAGTGAGTTGAGGAAAAAGAGCCCTTCACCATTCCTTGACAACATGATAACTATTATAACGGGTATGGATATACAGGGCATACCCACTCGAAAGGAGTAATGAGATGGATTCTGAGCAAGCAAAGAACCTGAACACTACCGGCGCTCGTCGTTACCTCAAGGCCAAGTTCGGTCGTATTGGTGGAAGCGAAGTGCCGTTGGCCTATTGTATAGCTAAGCTTGCAGAGCTTGAGAGGCAGATTGTTGAGCTTGAGTTGAGGCTTGCTGCTTCGACTAAGCCTGCCTCTAAACCTGCTGCCAAAACAGCTAAAAAGAAATAGAGGTGAGTCATGGCTGTTACAGCAGGAACATCGGTATCTTCTACTGACGTAAGAAAACCAACACAAGTAGATACAGTTCGTATTGGCAGTAGCTCTGCTTGTACGGGTATTGTAATACCAGCGGGTGAGTTTATTATTTTAGACTCTGCTGTGGACGTGAGTGCAACAGGCCCGTCATCAGCTTTCCCCTACCCTGGGGCTGACCATCATCACATTATCTACCTGAGGACAGTAGATGATTCTTGTGAGATTAGGGTTGGTGCGACAAACGTAACAGCAAACTATGTCTTGCTATCTACTGCTACAGCGGCTGGCGTTGTGCAGACAGGGGCTATTACTGACCTGCCATTTAGGTATGTAAAGGTGACAGCTATTACCAGCGCAGTGACCCTTGATGTCCAATCATTCCCAGCATTGGTGCGATAATGATTAATCTACGGCAAGCGACAGACCTAAGAGCAATACGTCCAGATGTGTCCTTTGCTGTTCCCAAGGTCGGTATTGGGCTTCAGTTCTACACAAACACAGAAACAACGATAAAGCTTTATAGCAACAATATTTCTGGTAAATGCTTTGTTCCTGTGACCAATGGCTCTGGAGACAACCTGACACTGGAGTTCACCCCTGATGCTGAGACAGGGATGACTCTGGACATCGGCGAAACTGGAGCTGGCAGGCTGGATGCGGGTACCCTGGCTGTGAACACGTTTTATGATGTGAGGGTTATCAGTAAGAGGGGTACGGATGCTGCTCTGCTGGCCCATTTGTCTGGTAGGCAGGAGCCAAATAGCTGGTACATGATGTCAAGTGTTTCGACGACTGGAAACCCCACCACAATCAATGTCGCTGGGGCGCATTCTATCCAGAGCGGAGAGTCAGTCACCATTTATGATTCTGATATTAGTGCTCTTAATGGAACACATACAGCCACAAGAACGGGTGACACGACATTTACAATCCCAGTGGAAAACACTGGGTCTAGCGATCCAGGCGAAGACGCTGTGTTTAGTGGTGGTGGGTTTACATTGCCATCAGGCTATACCCACTACTCAGATGTAGTGTTTGGTATTAGCTGCACTGCTGATTGGGCAGGCGGAACCACCTATGACGATATCCAGCCATTTATTAATCCCTCCCCTGGTGTGTGTAAATATCAAACTGGTGGTGATGGTTATATTGGGAGTGGTATTCAGGTTCTTTCTTCTGGAACTGTTGCGACTGTAACCACTCCCATTGATCTGGCCAAGGCTGCTCCAAGACTATTAGCAAACACGTCTTACGAGTCTCGCGGAAGCGTTTTATTGAGAGCCAAAGCCCAAAACACATCTACTAGCGCCATCATTGACGCGACGTTATATTACTCGTCGGACGGACGAGCTGATGATGATGGTGGGCCTAACGATGCACTTGAAACGCTTTACACTTTCTTTGGTGTAAGCAAGCTAGATGGTGGTGGCCGTTATTCCGTAGCGGACAACATCATTTTACCCAACATGGTCAGCAGGACCACTGATGGGTCTGGAGCTACAGGAACCATTTCTAACGTTTTGCAATATCGTTGGAGTTCAACAGGAAGCACTCGGGCGTTTGACGTTTGGGTAACAGGGTTTGACTTAAATGGGTGACCTCACCGAGAACTTCTCTTTGCGTGAGTTTCGCTGTAAGGATGGTACAGGTGTTCCTCCAGAGCTGGTAGACAATGTTACGCTTCTTGCTAAAAATCTTCAGGTTCTTAGGCAGAGAATCGGTAAACCATTACGTGTCGTCAGCGGATACCGCTCACCTGCTTATAACAAAAAATGCGGTGGAACGAAGAAGTCACAGCATATGCAGGCAAAGGCTGCGGATTTACGAGTCTCAGGAATGTCCTCCGATGAACTCCATGCAATCATTAATGAGCTTATTGATGATGCAAAAATGATGCAGGGAGGGTTGGGCAAGTACCCTTCCTTCGTTCACTATGACGTAAGGGGCCGCAAGGCCAGGTGGAAGGGGAGTAAGTAATGGAATCAGGCATCGACATTCTGGACATCGCGAAGCTTGCATTGTCGGTGCTCGCCATTGTTATTCCTGCTCTTTGGCAGCTCAGTAGTAAGATTACGAAGCTTGAAAGCTCTATACAGGAACTCAACACAAAGCTAGAGTCTGTAGAGAAGGACTTTGAAAGCGTGCATAAGGAGCTATTAGAGCTTCACGCATACTATGAAAAACTAGACGGTATCGACCGCACAGGACGCAAAGAGCTTTGGCAAGAAGTCAATGGTGTTCGAGAGCGTTTGACTGTCGTTGAAACGAGAATGAAATAATGAGCGATGAAGAAACTAAAAAACCTATTGAAAAGCGTGACAACAAAGGCATCGCAGATAAGCTTGTTTCTCGGGTTACTTCTCGCAAGCTGCTTGTTTGGGCCACTGGCACTGGCCTTTGTCTTGCTGGGAACCTTGCAGGCAGCGACTGGGTTGCTATATCGCTTGCTTATATTGGCTCACAGGCGCTTGTAGACATAGCTGCTACCTGGCGTCATGGAAAATGACTCCCTGGCTACTGAAGCTGCGGAAGATACCGCTAGTTGGGTGGTTAGTTGGGCTTATAGCTGTACTCCTGACAGCACTAGCTTGGAGTATCAGAAGTGCGTCTTTCCGAGAAAAGCAACTCCGGGTAAGTATGCAGATATCATCTGCAAAGAAGGACCACGAGAAAGCACTCAGCAAGATTGACGTTGAGAACAAGCTTGCCAGGAGTCGCCTTATGGCGCTTGAAGAGGTAGAGGTTAGTAAGCTTCAGGAGAGGCGTGTGGAGATACGCAAAGCTGCCAAAGAGAGTAATGAAAAGCTGGCTAATATGGTCAATGAGATGTTCAAGAAATGACTACGCTACTTTTCTTACTGTTCTTTGCTCAGGTAGACGACTGCACTGAGGCTATGCCTGTTACAGCATTTGAGCCTACTCCCTGTACTGGTGTATTGTGGCCTGCTGAGCATACGGCTAAGGCACTAGAGGTAATGAGAGTGGACCTGCCTGAGTGCAACGTAAAGCTAAGGGTGACCAAGGAACAGCTCAAGGTCTGTGATGCAACTATCATCAGAACGCGAGAGCAATGTGATGAGACCCTGGACAGGTTTGCCAAGCTCACCAAAGAAGCAGCTTACATTGAGCGTCCATGGTGGGACAACAACTCCCTATGGGGAGGGGCTGGGTTTGTTTCAGGGGTTGTGGTGTCGGTGCTTCTTGTTCACGCACTATCGCCCTGACTTTACCCGCTAGAGCCGCAACACTCTCCGCGAACTCCCATGCCTTAGGTATGCATGTTCCGGCGTTGTAACGGCATATTGCGCGCTTCTCAGTGGGCTCTTTGCCCAGGTAGTGCTTCAGAGCCCTTAGCCCTGCTCTAACGTAGTCGCACGGGTCTGACTTGCACCAGAACCTGGGGATGACCTGTAAAGGCCCCTTTGCCCCCTTGCTGGACGTAAGGTTAGCCCGTAACCGAGTCTCATGCCACGCTAGTGCTGTGGTGATGGAAGGTGCAACACCAGCGGACTGAGACTCGGTTACTAGACTAAGGCAAATACCCATCTGTTCCATCGCGGTCGAATGATGGAGCGGGATATGTATCGAAAGCAAAGCGGTACAGATAAGAACTGCCATTGACAATGTTCCTCCTTATTAGTCTATTTGACAAGTGGATTAAAAAGCGCCGAGTCCCACGATGCGCTTCCGGGTCAGCTATTGCTGCGGTTGACCTGGTTTATTCTTTGTCATCGTCTAGCATTCCTGCTTCAGAGAACACTTGCATAAGGGTCTTTCCCTTAGGCTTAATCTCTGGGCAGCCAAAGGTGGTCACGGCTATGTTCTCTAGCTGGTCTGGAGTCATGTCGTTTCCAACACCACCTATGTCTTCCCAGTCAGCTTGCAGCTGAGCGTCTAGCTCTTTCTCTTCTTCTTCAGTCACTTCTCTCTCCTAGAATGGAATATCGTCGTCGATATCAGCGGGTGAGTTATCAAAGACATCATCAGTAGGCGCTGGAGGCTCAGATTGCTCCTCCTCTTCCTTCTCGATGTATTTGGCAACCTGGGTCTTTAGCTTCTTATTGTTCATCTCTTCAACTCTGGTCTCTACCCATCCAACGCGGTCGGTTGCTTTCACTATGATGATGTCTGCCTGGTCAGGCAGGTCGATATCACCAATGACATCAGCGAAGCCAAAGGCTTTACAGAAGCTACCAAGCTTCCAGAACGAACGAGGGCCTGTAGAGATTACATCCCAAATGGTAGAACCATTGAACTGTCCCTGGCTTACGCGCATTCGGACATTGAAATACTCAGGCTTGGACTGGTCTCTTGGTTGGCGTAGCTCTACTGCCTCAACCTTCACCTTGTAGGTGCCTGGTGGGATGTGGAAGTCTTTCTTCTCACGGGGTTTATTAGAACCATAGTCTGCTGCTGGGTTGAACTTAGGCATTGTTTCCTCCACGGATACGCTCAGTCATTTTATCGTACTGAGTATTTTTAGGTTTAGTGTTGCCGTTAGTTTCTCTCTTAGGGTCAAGGACCTTACGGCTGTCCTTTAGGGCTTCTTTGAATGCATCCCAAGAGGCTCTTGGAATCATAGAGTTGGTGAGCCCTGACACGCGCTCTGAGCGTTTCCAGATAGCCTCTGCCATTCCTGGGTGCTGCTCTTGTAACCATCTATAGGTGTCCTTGATGGTATCTTCTAAGACGTAGTATTCCAGCTTCCACTTCTCGTCCTTGTCATACAAGTCGAGCCCAAAGCGGGAGCCCATAGTACGGGCAGCACGCTTGATGGCTGTAGTTTCAGAGTCGGTGTAGGCTACGTGGGTAGCGCGGTCCAAGCCTCCGAAGTCCCGAGCAGTGTGTGTCGAAGCAGCAGAGCCGCTTCTTGAGATGACCCGGTCCTCGAAGTGAAGGGTGAGCCTCACATCGCAGCGAGCAGTGCATACGATAACACCGTTTTCGCTGTGGTGAATCTCAAGCTCATGTTTCCTGATGGCGTAGTCCCATCCATCGTGGCCGAAAACATTATTCAGTTCTTGAATAACAGACTCACCTGAGAGGTAGGCAAACTCTCTGCCTGCCCCTTTGTTTACCCACTTCACTTCAAGCTGTAGTGGTTTTTTCAGTTCTTCATTTGCGCTCATGTTTTTCCTCCATGATTTTCTTTGCGAGTTCTAGTTGATTGCAGTGTACGTGCCGTCCAAGCTTTATGTAGTAGTTCGCTTGTCCAGCTAATGAGCGGAAGTTTGCCTTAGCATCCTTCTCTAGCTGCTCCTTGATTTCCGTGTCTATTTTTATGGTTGCTGATGCCATTATTCCTCCTCGTATTTCCAGTTTTTACGGAGCACCCTGGTATGGGTTGTTTTGGTATGACGGTTATAGATTTCACTACCAGGGCCAGCACCTAGCTCCTTTAGGATATTGCCCTTGTTGGTGGACACCTTGCGCTCTAGCTTCCAGGTGAGCTTGAACTCATGCTTGCCTGTTGGCTTGCCTTTGCCGTCTACTAGCTCTTTCCCTACAACGCCTTCGTTGTTGCCAATGTACTCCCTGAGCTTGTTTTCAATACGCTCGAGCTTGTTCTCCAGCTTATCTTTGGTGCTCGCAAGCTCCTTCTTGGTTTCGTAGTAGTCTCTGGCAATCTTCTCGATGTCACCAGAGGCTGGGGCAAGCACCTGGTTTGTAGGTGCAGGGTATCGGTCTTTGAGTATAAGGCCGTATGCCTTTGTGTGAGATGGGTCTGGAGGCAGCTTTGCCAGCACGTTCTGTTCCCAGAACTCTATGCCCTTCTCTAGAAGGTGCTCCTCGTAATCTCGGTCTCTCTCGATGGTATAGACACGGTCGTCTTGACCGCCAACGAGAAGAGCTACCCTGGTGTAGTCTTCCAGCTCTACGCCCCAGCTACTAAGCACCATGTTGTACCAGGCTATCTGACACAGTACGTGGCACGGTATAGTCGAGCTACCCTCTTCACCCCACCTGGCACCGTCCTTATTCGACGGGAACCTTGTGGTCTTGGCTTCAAAGACGTGTATATTGCCTTCTTCGTCGAAGCAGATACCGTCAGGGGTGGCGTAAATGAATGGGTATTCAGCGTGACGTATAGTCTGGCCGCGCTTCAGGGTAAACATTGTGATGTCAGGGTTTGCGTTGAGGTACTCTCTGATGAGAAGCTCCTCTATTAGCGTGCCCCACTTTGTTGCCTTGTTTCCTTGGAACTGAGGACGAGCGCCAATCTTCTCAAGGTACACAGTTGTTCCATCTCTCTTGTGGAAAGAGGGAATTTCCCCGACAATGGGAGCTATGTCGCTTCCACCTATACCTTTGAGTCGGTCAGTTTTTTGCAGTCCATTGATAAACGGCATATCAAGCGTAGTTTTACCTTTTCCAACGTATCCGTCTTCTTTAGATAGCCAGGGAATTTCATATTCATTGGGGTGTGTCATTGGGTTTCTCCATGTGACGGTTGACAATATAGGGTGACTGATTAGAATGTCAAGTATGCAGATTAGCACCGAGCAGAAGATGAAAGCCGCCAAGAGTTTGGCAGCCGAGATGAACATCCCAGTTCGGAGAGCCCTGAAGTATGTGTATCAGTTTCACTACGTTTCACTGATACACGTACTCAGGGTTATAGATACCGACCCAGAGGCATTCGAGAAATGGTTCAAGCAGCAAAGAAAACTGATGAAACTGCAATGGGACGTGCGCCCTCCGATGCAGAGCAGGATAGCAGCGCGCCAGAACAAGGCGAAGGTTGTATCGGCATTGTCGGAGTAGATTACTCTGTCGAGCAGTATCTTACTCAGCGCAAGGTTCCCTTCTCTGAAGCAGGCACGCATAGGAAGGTGGTTTGCCCTTCGTGTAAGGGGCTAAAGGGTAAGAAGAAGACCAAGTCTCTGCTCATACACAATGAGATTGGCACATGGTCTTGTGGTACATGCAGCCGTAACGGTGGGTTCAAAGACCTTCGCAGGCTACTTGGGGAGACTGACCCAGTGTCAGTTGCTGGCGACCGTAGCTTCGAGACCTGGGTTCCAAAGTTCCGGCCTATCATAAACTATGTTGACTGGGTTGCTAACACGCGGAGCCCAGAGGCACAGCCATCCATGCAGTATCTGGAATCCATTGGGATTTTCGCGAGAGCTGCCAGGGACAAGCTGATGATTGGCTACGACACAAAGCTAGATGCTTTAGTGTTCAGCTATCAGTACGAGCGAAGTCCAAAGACAGCTTCCTACCTTCGGTTTATGCGAAGACCAGATGACTGGTGGAAGGTAACAGGCAACGCCAAGACGGCTTCCTGGTTTGGTCAGCATCTATTTAAGCCTGGTGCTGATGAGGCTTATATATGCCAGACACCGTTGGACGCTTCTGTCTTGATTGCGATGGGCGAGACTAATGTCTTAGCTTCGCATTCGGATGTTCCTGACGTAAGGTATAGGACACACCACCTTGCGATGCTTCAAAGATGCAGCGTGGTCTACGTGGTTCCCAACCCTACAGATGATGGGATGAAGTGGGCTGCTGCCACGCAGTCACAGATAGGCAAGTGGCGTTGCAAGATTGTCCAGATGGACATGTACCCAAGGGACATCATCAAGAACGACGCCAAGTCTTCTTGGGAGACAGCTAAAGCTAAGTCTGATTCTTCTTTTGGTATATCGACTCACCAGGCATCGTCTTGGATATCAGAGGTCGATTACGAGTGGGACCATCCAGACGAGACTAAAGGCGGAAAGATAAACCTTGAACCCATGGACAAGCTGTTAGCTGGCTGGAGACCAGGGGAAGTGACTGTGCTTAGCGGAGCCAGCGGAGTAGGGAAGTCTACCTTCGCTTCGTTTCTCTCCTTGCTTCAAGCAAGTGAGAAGGTCCCTACCCTCTACATGACCTTTGAGGTCCTTCCTAAAAATATTCTGAGAAAATGGATAAGCATGTTATCTGGCGAGGGATTCTACCATTTAGCCAGGACAGCTTATGTGCAAGCTAGGAAGAGGTTAGCTCGTAGACCGATATGGATAGCAGACAACTACGGCATGGTAGCCCTAGAAGATGTGCGTAAATCTATCTACGACGCAGCCAGTAGGCATAACGTCAGGTTTGTGGTCATCGACCACCTGGGGCACCTTGCTTCGCTGGGTAAAGAAGACCAGACAAAGGAAACAGGAAACATAATAAGAGAGTGCAAGCGTTGGTCTTTAGACCTTGCTGTTCATATTCTCCTCGTAGCCCACCTTCGGAAGCCAAGCCCATCGGCTCATGGCAAGCCTCAGATGGAAGACCTTAGGGGCAGCAGCGAAGTGTACCAGGTTGCTGATAACGTCTTGCTCTTGGGTCGCAGTAGGGGGCAGACTAAGTGCCAGTGCCGCATTGTAAAGTGCCGAGATGATGCAGGATACGAGGGGATAGCTAATCTGGATTTTGACGAGAGGTCTCTTAGATATACACCAGGAGAGCAGCATGTATAGGATATGGTCTATAAACACTCGAAACAATAAAATACTATGGCTTATGAGCGAAGAGCAAAGCCTGAGCGAAGCTATGCGTAAAGCAGAGAGGGTTGTTCTGGATTCAAACCCAAAGGTAGAGACAGTGAACTTTGAGCGTTCAAGTGTCTATAGCAAGCCTGACAAGACCACAAACACAAGTATCATGTGCTACTCCCATGATGAGGTAGTGGGGTCTGTCATCACAGGACCTGACTTAGACATAGACAGTGTCGCTGGGCTTTTAGGGCCATAATAAACAAGGGGGAAGGAGATACCCTCCCCCCCCCCTGTAAACCCGTTAGGCATGGAGGAACACGCTAACGTCGGGTATTTTACTTCGCGTTGCCTGTTATTGCAACGACTCAATAAGAAGCAGCTCTATTTCCTCCTTGCTGGCATACTTCATACGCGGTCATTGCCAAGCTCGAGTTGCTCGCTTATCCTTTGGGCTTCTTCAGACTTGCCAAGCATGAAGCCCTTTAGGCTGGCTGTCAGGTATAGCCTTGTTATTAACCGCTCAAAGTCTTCGAGCTTTGTGACACCATGGTGCCAAGAAGTCCCACAGCACAGCTCATTTATGCTGTCAGCAAAGTCTGGCTCAAGCTCTTTGAGCTTCTTAAGGTCCATGCTCATTGCGTCTATGGTTGATTTATCCATTCTACACCTCCAGGTTTGTTGGTAAGCCTGTCCAGACTTCCAGGTTTGTTTCAATCCAACAGTGAGCGCCGCAGCTAAGTGGCTTATGTGGTCTATAGACAACTCTTGCTACCTCGTTGCCATCTGCATCCACGATTATTGCGCTGTTGGTTAAGTTGTTTGACTTGTAAGTCTTGACAGTGAGGCAGGGCTCCTCGGTGTTGTTCTTCCTGTTTCGTTTTATGATGTGTTGGTTTACGTGAACTATAGTTTTCATATCGTTAGGTCCTCATCCCAGTAGTCATCATCGTGGTAAGCACCGAAGCTTCCCAATTCGTCAAGCTGTACTGACACCCCCACCCTAAGTAGGTGGTTGTAGTCGCCAGCCATCATCTCGTCGATTACTTTGTTCTTGGCCTCAAGAGGCCAGCCTTGCTCTGCCAAAGCACGGCCCACTCGGGCCATGATTGAGTAGGCATTCCCATCTTCTCCAACAAGTTGGAAGTCTGCTTTGCCGTATTTATCTACCAGTGTTTGTATTTGTTTAGTCATCGATTCCTCCATCAAACTCAGTTAAGGGTATTGCTTTTCCTGTTGTTATTCGTGGCTCTCTAAGCTCACACCCTTTAGGGCAAGGTGTCTCAGAGAGTCCTTGGACTATCGGGGTCGTGCCCCATCCGGCACAGAGTTCGCACTCGCTGTCCTTCCAGAAGGGTCTTGGGTACGGTATGTTGGTTCGCCATTTCAGCTCAGTCATTGGTTCCTCCATTTGGGTTTATCCTCAGGACTATAACCTTCACTCTGTTCAGGTTTAGTCTTGAGGTAAAACCATAGGGTGAAAGTTAGGAAAGTCTTCCTCTGGCACATCTTCAAGCGGATACCCAGTAGGGTTGCCGCCAACTCCGCAAACGTTACCAGTGTAAACTCTTTTACCCAGGTCTTCCTCTGCTAGTTTGATACGGTTTCTAAGCTGATATAGCTTTTCTTGGCATCGGTCGCATGATGGATTACCCAGACGCTCTTTGTGGTCAAGGTCCACTCCGCAACAACCGCGACCGTTCGAGACAGTTTTAGCTTCCTCCAGGGCATCTCTGATTCTTTGCCTCTGCTTTGGAGACAGCAGCACCCAGTCAAACTGGCTGGTCTGGCACCAAGGTTTACCTTGGACAGGTGCCCGATTCTTGTCGGATACCACCTTTGCGTGTATTTCTTGGAGCATTCGCCCCCACTCTACAAGTTCTTCTAAGAATCCCATGATGTTCCTCCATTTGGGTTAGTGGGCAGTTTTACGGCGTGCCCAGGCCCTCCTATATTCGCGGTCTTATTAGCTCTGGCAAGCTCGCCGCCAAGTGTTTGCGGTAGATAAGAACCTTCAAGCAGGTTCTTTGACGATGCTACCGCACACCGCCCTGTGTACTGAATGCCAGCCGAAACTCAACTTCACGTAGCAGAACTGGCAAGCGGTTTTGGTGTCGAATACAGGGGGCCTGGGGAGTTTTTCTGCTACGCTTTCGGGAATGGCAGCTTTAGCCTCTCGGCTAAGGGGTGCCACAGCACAAGATGCTCGTCGAGTATCTTTGAACAAGGTTCACAGCATACAATCTCTGTTTCCTTTATTCGCTGTGGCTCCCCTTCCTTGAACAGGAAGCTGCTGCAAAGGTCGCATTCTAAATCACTGCTCAAGCAGCCATTAGGAACTGATGCGCTTTAGCTTGCTTTTCCATACGATTACCACCGCACCCTTTCTTTAGAGCCTCTGTAAAGGCGTTATACAGGCACCAGGTGTTACGGTCCAGAAACTCTTCGTGTGAGGGGTTCTTCCACTCACGCATAGCAACCGTAGCTTGCTGTGGTTTCAAGACTTCGTAGCCTAAAGCCCGTCCGATAAGGTCATACCCGTTATCGTTGGTCATTGACTGACCTTTCATGATGGCAAAGTCTTCGTTGATTTGGTCGTAGTAGAACTGAGACCACTCGATAGACTCATGGATGAGTCGGACAGCATCACGCCATACATACCTGGTGTGTTTTCTGATTACCCTGGTGGCGTCACCAGAGAAGCAAAGGTTAGAGCAAACAAAGACACTAGCACCAGAGGTGATGCCGAGTGAAAGGGTTTTGTTGTAAGAGTTGCGGAGCCCTATAGCTAGGCCGTTATCTTCTTGACCAGTGTCGAAGGTAATAACACCAAAAAGCTGTTGGTCTTTAGACGCTAAGCCATACTGTTCACTGTAGATTGGAAGTCCGAGCATAGAAGATTGGTCCCTGACCTCTTCTACGAACTGTTTATTTGACACAGGTTGCCAGCTACGGGTAGCCGGTGGAACGGGTACGGCATAGGCTTCATCCAAGCCTTCTACATGTCGTCCGTCGATTGAATCCATCATTAGTCCTCGCATGTTATCCTCCATGCTTTTGGGTTTCTTTAGAAAGGGATGTTCTCGAATTTCTCGCTTTGTAATACCTTATTGAAAAACTCAGCGGTCAAGCAAAGCTCATTGCACAGGTCTTTTGTCTCGTCCTCGGCATCCGTAGCGTGGACCAATCGGGTAAGGTTTGTGACCAGTAGCACGATAGCCGCTGATTGGTTTTTAGCGGTGCTTTGTTTTGTACTATGAAGTGGAAGCAACTGGTGTCCGAAGCCTGTTGTTCGTTGCATTTGTTCCTCCATTTGGTTCATGATTCTAGGTTCATCTTCGTCGCCGTCATTCATCTTATTTCTCCTCGATTACTTGCCTGGTTTCTGCCAGGTTTTGGTTTATATTTTCCAGTTGTGCTCGGATGTGGTGCAAGCTAATAGCAATATCTCTAATGCTTGTGAGCGTCATCTCAGCAAACGCAATAAATTTTCCAACAGATTTGGGGTCCATTTTTTCCTCCTATCTCAGGAATGACCTTCACTACGTTTAGGTCATTCTTGAGTAGTTAAAGCATTTCCTTGGCTGCGTCATACAACTCATCTTCGTCAATCCACTGTTCACGTATGTACTTGAGTGTAGCGCCAGTTAAGTCATAGAAGTTTTTCTCATTGTACTCCGATTCATTCCCGTCTACGGAGTAGAACGTGGGGAGTACCTCGACAATCTCAATCTCTCTAGATGAGGGGTAACACTCCTCGGGTGGTCCCTCTGTGTGGGCGCTTTCGTGCTCTATGTTTACGGTAATATCCATGCAGAGAATTATAGTTCTGGGGAACACCCTGGTGTGCTCTTGTGGGTCGTCAATGGTGATTGAGTGTTGTATTTCTACTTGTCCTTTGCGTAGCATTGTTTCCTCCTAATGCTGTAAGAATCCGATTACATCAGCCGCTTCTTTAGAAGCATCGCAAAGACCGCAGTCGTTGCATGTAATCTTGTCATGAGTTTGAGCGGGGCAGACAACTACCTTGCGACCTGCCTTGGTGGTGATGGGCCGTCCATCGTACTCGGGGATATCTTTGAACTTAGATTTCTTGGTGGCGCTGAGCTTTGGTGCCTTGAAAGGCAAGATAGCAGCGGTTCTCCATCCAAGCTCGACGAGTTCATCAGCCTCATCCAGGTTACAGCTTGCCATAGCAAGCCCTTTGAGGTGAGCGCCTTTAGTCTTGGCGAAGTGAGTGTAGAGCAGCAACCCCTTGAATCCGGCATCCTTTAGGGATTTGAACCATCCTTTGACTGTCTCAACAGAGAAGACGTGAGGGTCGCCACCGACAGCTCCACGAGCATACTTTGCAGACCTTGCAGACCTGGGCAGCACAGCCTCTAGGCTGTATGCCTCTGGACGGCGCTTAGCATAGCCTTTAGTCATCGAAATATGACCGAGCTGGCTTGACCCCTTCCAGTGGTAGCAATCGTCGTCTAAGAGGGGGCATCCTTCGCAGCTTGCTTTAGCTTTGTCGATTGTCTGTCCGACATACCCTTGGGGTATATCACCTGTCTTTATGTTCTTGGACCTTGCAGTCCACATCATTTCGGTCTCGGTGCCTTTCGTGGCACGCAGAATGCTCTGTAATTTGGGCCTGGACAGCGTTGGGCTGTTCCAAGACAGCCACTCGGGGTCTCTTACGAGATTGTGATTCGTTCCCATCGTGTTCCTCCATCGTTGGGTTCTGGCAGGCTAGTTAGTACCTTCATTACATTCAGGTACTAACTGCCTGAATCTTGTTATTTATCTGCGTCGTATACGTGATACTTTCCGTCGAGTTCTCGATTTACAAACAGAGAATCTCTGTTGTCAGACTCACAAAATTCAATCGCTTCCCATATGGTCAGGAATGTCTTGATTGATATCATCGTCATACCCTCCCACCTTGCTCGCACATATAGCAGCCATGGCATCGACAACCGACCTTAGGGTCGGTGGTTACGCTGTATCCAATGACGCCAGGACCAGGCTCGACCAGGTAAGCCCCAGTCTCAATAGTGATTTGACCGTCTTCTTCGTTCTGGCTAAAGATTATGTCATCCATCCCAAGCTCTGCTAAAGCCCGTTTCGCTTCCATTACAAAGCTATTATAAAGTTTCATGCTGTTTCCTCGTTTACGTAAGTATAAATAAGCCCGTTATCGGCAAGGTAGAATCGGTCAATGTTGAGGGGTTCGCTCGATTCTTTGAAGCTATCTGTGCGTTCGGCTTCCAAGGCAGAGTCAAGCTCATCCCTATAGGCTCCCCAGTCTTCAAGCAGCTCTGCATATTCAAAGGCTTTAGGGCTTTTGCAACCCATCGAACTGCCATCTACGAACGTTTCGGTTTCAAGAATATGCACAAGCACCTTCTTGTACCCGTGCTCCGTCTTTTTGGTTTCTTTATTGAGCGAATACAGAGCGAATCGTTTTCCGCACAAGGGGCACTTTAGTGTATTTTCTTTCTTGATACCCATTACCATCTCCTCCAGTTGATACCGAATAGGTATCCAACAAAGTGAATATCTATGTAGCCTATGTACTCTGACGGGTACGCCAGGTTATGAAATATTCCGCAGCGGGTTTGCCCTTTCACAAGTCTGTTGATTCTATAGTTCAACGGTTCCTCCTAGCTTCTCGATTTGTGCTAAAGCACGGTGGTAGTTTTTGAGGTGGTAGGCAGCCATCTCGTTTAGGTAGGCAATCCATTCGGCTTCCTCTGCATCTGCCACGCCTTGGACTGTGTTGGGAATACCCCACCTACGGTCACTCTCTCGCCCTTCGATAGCTTCAGAGATGGGGTCTGTTACGATTTCCGGCTCGGGGCAATAGCTTTCAAGATTCGCTTTAGCGATACGGCGCTCAGCACGGTTATAAGCACGGCTGGCACGGCGTGATTTACGCTGGTCTACGAGGTAGCTTTTCTCATGGCGAGCATATTTGGCTTCACTATAGTGTTTTGCAAGTTGGATTTCAGTCATCGGTTTCTCCATCGGATTTGGGTTAGTTGGTATCCCCTACCTTCACTTCGTTCAGGTAGGGAATACCTATGGTTAGTGGTCGTGGCAGTCCCAACAGACAGCGCCGCCAAAGGTTTCACAGTATCCAAGCTCGCCCGGTAGGGTTTCGCGGATGTCTAGGCCGTGTGTGTTGCCACCAAGGTGGACGTTGATTGAGTTTGGGCCTTGAGCCTCGACTCCACAGCTTTCACAGTTGTCAGGCGTCCACATGACATACCATCCTGGTCTCATGAAACTGTTGGGTGTATAGGCGGCATTTTCTTCGATTTCGATTGTCAGCATTGTGTTCCTCGGTGGTTACGGTATCCCCTACCTTCACTTCGTTCAGGTAGGGAATACCTATGTAGAGCGGTTCGGGTTAGTTTTCTGACAGGAACCCAGCGGTCTGGGCTAAAGTGATGTTCGTGAACTCATTCCACAGACGGGCATTACTGCGATTCTTCGCAGCCCTGCGTTGAGCCTTTCGCATACGGGCTTTAGCCTTGGCGAGTTGAGCCTTTAGGCTCTCGATTTGAGAGTCTTTCATCTCGATGGTTGGGCCATAGGCTATGCCACCGTGTAGTTGCTCCCAGATGAAGGTTTCAGACTCGTCAAGAGCAGCCTCTAGGCTTTCATTCTTAGCCTTTAGGCTTGCAAGCTCAGTCACGCGGAGGTGAAGAGCCTCGACCAGGTTTCCATTTTCGGCCTCGAGTTTCGCGACCGCCTTGACTAAAGTCAGCCGCGACTCACGGTCTTTTTGAAGGTCGTCGATTACAGAGGCAGCAAACTCTGCGTCAGCCTTTAGGCTCTCGATTTCAGCCTTTAGGCGTAGATTTTCTATGTACCGGCGCTGTTTAGTTGCGCTCCTGCGGTTCCGTGATTTCGCGTACTCCTCGAGGGATTCGATGTAAGCCTTTAGGCTCTCGATTTCAGCCTTTAGGGCACGGTTTCGCTCCTGCACGTTCCAGCGCACCTGCCAGTTAGCCTCGGTGCGTTCCTCGAGCACCTCTTTAGCGGTATCGGCTTGAGCCTTTAGGCTCTTGACGTATGGGAACAGGGACAGGATGGATTCGATAATGCGTTTCATGGGAAACTCCAAAGAAAGGGGGGGTTATAGGGGGTTAGTTAGTTTATGTGGGGGGGCTTGCGCCCCCCCTGTGTGTGTTATTTGGCGCGGGGGATAACCCGGTCAGCCTCGGCGGCTACGGTCTCACGGTTGATGTTGAGAGCCTTCGCGAGTTTACCCATGCGCTCCTCTACGGTTACCGCGCCGGCTGCTAAAGCAGCCCGGAAGTTATCATCGCCGGGTTTTGGCATCACGCCCCATGCCTGAGCGTTAGCAAACTCGCGCCGTAGGCTGGCACCGTCGGTTTTCTCGCAGACCATCATGGCGCAGGCTAACCGTGCGCGGTTCCAGACTTTGCTGCTGTATGGTTCAGCCAGGAAGGAGCCAAACCCTTTAGGGTCAACAATCGCACCCTCTTCGCGCTTGAACCCCGCATCAGCCTCGAGAGCCTTGACCAGCCAATCGGCGGAGTAGGTTGTCTTGCGCTTGCGGTTGGTACGCTTGCGGTTGGTGCGCTTAGGCTTGGCAGCCATCTCCTTGACAGGAATCTCTACGGTGGCAGCCTTCGCCTTGGGTGCGGACTTCTTCGCGGGTGAATCGGCGGTTTTCTTGGGAGCCTTCTTGCGTGTGGTTTTCGCGGGTGCCGCTTTAGCGGGTTTGATTCCGGCAGCCTCGGCAATAGCAGCGGAACCAGTCAAACCGTCGGCAATAGCGCGCATGATTTTCGCGGCACGTGCAGCGTTGTCGGCTTCGTGAATGTCGGTCGAGTCGAGGTTGAATGAGATATTCATTGGGAAACTCCTATCGTGGGTGTGTTTGTACTTTCACTACGTTCAAGTACTAAACACTCCCATGTTGGTTGGTTGGGGTCGGTCATTCGCCCCCCCCACACACCCACGGAAACCGTGAGCGGGTGAGAGAGTGAACCACTCGAGGGCTGTTAGACGTTGCTGGTGATGGTCACAAACGCTGGGTCGAGACCCTTCGCGCGGAGTTCCGCGAGTTCGTCTGTGCTAGGCGCTGGGTCATACTCATCCCAGTCGTCGGTGGTCTCGAGGTAGCTCTCGGCAGCCGCGAGCTGTGCGTCATTGCGTGCCTGGTCTTCCGGGTGTGAGTGTGTGGCGTTGGCCAGGGTCATTGCTGCCAGGAACATCGCTGGATCTTCAGGCTGCCAGTCGGCCTCGGGGGTGTCGAACATGGGCGAGATATCGCGCACCTTCGGCGTGACCGTGGGTAGCGGCTGCGCCATGGCCCTCTCGACAGCGGCGTCGTAAGCAGCCTCCCTCGCCTCGAATGATTCGGCTCCATCGTGTGCGGGTTTCGCGGGGGATGGCGCGGGCTCGGGCTCGGTGTCGGGCTCGGCGTCTGCCAGGAGAGACTCGAAAGCAGCGCTGAGGTTCAGCAGGTCAGACACAGCGTTCTCGAGGACTCCATCACGTGTGGGTTTCGCGGGGGATGGCGCGGGCTCGGCGTCAACCCAGACAGCGTTCTCGGGGAGAAGCGCATCCCAGTCAACAGGCGGAACCTCGACAGGAGCCTCGAGGAGCATCTCGCAGATGCCCTCGTGGTCGCGGTTCGCTTGCACGGTCACCGCGTCAGGTGCATACTCGAGCGCATCCTCGGGGAATGCCCTCAAGTACTCCTCGAGTAGGTCAGCCTTTTCGAACTTCTGTCGAGTGGTCTGGGGGGCCTGTAGTTCCTCGAGGGACCAGGTGGTTGGAGGCTCGGGGTTCTCGAGGGAAGCCTCGAGGGAACGAATCGCTGCCTCGTCGCATGCCTCGTGGAGCACATGCGGGTCTTCCGCGCTCTCCAGGTGGGCACATGTGCAACCGTCGACCTCCCAGAACAGGAAACCGGAGGGCATACCAGTCTGGTTACAGGCTTCGCAGCGGGCGGTGGTGTCGGTGTTACGTGTGGTTTTGTTATTCGCGGTCATAGGAAACTCCGTTGTTGTGGCTGTCGGTGTGACTGCCGAATGTGGAACCATTATGCCCACACTTGGTCACCATCTGTCAAGTTATGTCACCCTCTCCTGTCGAGTGGAGAGCTGTGAAAAGTCCAGCCCACCTTGTGCGTGTGGGATTGCGGGTATTCCTTTCCGTGGGCGTGCTGCCATGTGCGCATAATGCATGTGCGTCGCATATATGTGCGTGGGTAGCATGGGCGGGGGGGCCTCTAGTGTGCCCGTAGCGCTCGTGGCATACATACATGGTTAGAATCTTTGCACCCCTTCATAATAATCCTCGAAACTAGGAAAAGAGTGGGGGGAGGTTTTGGGCACTAGTAGCTACTAGTTCTTTTTTCTTAAGTATCGGCTACTCCGTAGCCTTGTATTACTAGTTAAGTATACTAGTTAATAAGAGAGATACTTAAGATACACATTTTCTAAGGAGGGGTAGTGTGAAGGGGAACCATCCGTTTTGACAGGTACTTAGTGTCGTGATACTTTACACTAACCCGTTAGAGAAATAGAGGAACAAGATGGAGATAACGCAGAGTTTACTTGCGGTTAGGGACCTTTCCCCTGGCTCGAAGCTTATGTTTGTGCTGTTAGACAACCTGACCAATGGGGGCGGGGGTGTTTCAGGGTACACGCAGCTTCAACTGGCTGAGATGCTTGGTATATCCAGGCAGAGTGTGAACCATGAGGTGCAGTCACTTGTGGCCGCTGGGTTTATCCGCGTGGAAGAAGGTCGCCCCGCCTGTTATTTCATACAGTGTCAAGAATCTTGTCACTCAGTGTCAAGAAAGTTGACACAAGCTCCTTTCAAGGAAATAGTTGAACAATATAACGTAGTTGCAAAGGCCACGGGACTCAAAAAATGCCGAGAAGTGAACGACAAGCGCAGAGTGGCTATGCGGAGACTGTGGACCAAGTTCAAAACCTTAGAGGACATCAAAGCCTACTTTGAACGACTTGCAGCCAACCCACATAACGTTGGTCAAAATAACCGGAAGTGGAAAGCCGACCTCGAATACGCCGGTCGCGCCGAAGTAATCGCGAAGGTTCTGGAACACGAGGGCGAATACGCTGACCCCAACGCCGATTCATTCTATGAACGCGAACGTATAGCGAGACTCCGAGATGAGGGTAGACAAAAGGTCCGTCGCTTTCTTGATAACTGCCTCGTTGACCAAACCACTCCAAAGTCTCGCTCCAAAGCTTTCGGCTCCAAACTAAAACAATGGGCCGACATCGAACAATGCCAAGACATCATACCCCAACTAAACGATTTTGCTAAAACCTACTGGAAGTCCATCAAGGAGGAACAATGTTTGTAAACCCAAAGACCAAAGCCGCACTCGGTAAACTCTTCAGAGCCTTCAACCGAAAGGTCACCGAAGACTCCATGGAGAACTACCTCGAGTTCGTAGAAGGATTCCCGTTCATGGTCGTCAAAGCCGCCATCGAACAAGAGATTGCCGCTGCTGACAAAATGCCAACACCAGCCAAAATACAATCCAACTGCAAAGCCCATAACCCAGCATCTTCCTTCACATGCGAAGACTGCGACGGTAATGGCTTCCTCTTCTCAGAACCAAGACACGATGACTACGGCTTCGTTTACATCAAACCCGGCCACGCCACGAAATGCCCGTGCGTCACCGCACTATCCCCTAACCATCCGCCCATACTACCAGGCCCAGAACGGAAGCTCTACGCCACAGCAAGGCTTCTCGCTAGGTCCATAGCCATCCGAGCACAGACAGACCTCAATGCCTGGCGCTCAAAATTCTGGAGCCCTGATACTAGAAACAGATGGGTCAAGGCGGCAGAGCTTATTCCAAGCATGAATATCCTCGTGGACATATCCGTACACATCGAAGAAGCAAGCCCAGAACAATGTGCTACTAACCCGTTCAAGACAGCAGCTAAAATCATGGAGAAAGTAAATGGCAAAATTATCAGTAGACAAAGGAAAAAGATGGGAACGCGCCGTAGCATCTTCGATATCTGAAGTTATGCCAGGAGCACACGTAAGACGCGGGAATCAAAACCGCGACGGCGCTGATGCACCTGATGTCATATGCCCATGGCTTTGGGTAGAGTGTAAATCAGGGAAACGACCAAACCCCAGAGCTGCACTCGCCCAAGCCATCGAGGCAAGAGATAAACGCAAGCTCAAATGCATCCCTACCGTGTTCCTCAAAGATGACCGCAAAGACCCAATCGTGATATTGCAAATGGACGATTTTCTTCGCATGATTAAAAAGCTATGGCATACTAAGCAAAACCAGGAGGAGTAGATGGCTGCACCAAAGAAGAAGAAAGCTGCAAAGAAGAACGGGAAAACAAAGCCGATTTTAGTTGTAGCTAGTACAAAATATGGAAAGAAAAGCTGGGTTGCGCTCCAGCACACAACGAACCCAAGACAACGCCTGTATTCATCTCCGTTTGACACGGGGTGGGATAAAGCTGTAGCCCAAGACCGCAAAGCCAAACGGAAGTCTACGGTTTCTGTCTTAAAGGGAACAGGGAAGAAGGCTTGGGGAGACAGCAAGGCCAAGAGAGATGCCAGGGGTTGGGCCAAAGCCAAACAGAGAAGCAGGGCTCAATCAAGTAGCTCTTCTACTAAAGTAACCTGGGACGGAGATAACTAATGGCTGCACCAAAGAAGAAGAAGAGTGCCAAGAGAAGCTGACGAAGAACTCATTTCTCTTAAAAGAGAAATACTGGTTGCTCTCCGAGAGGGGGATGTCTCCGGTGCATCTGATGCACTCCTAGAGATATGGGCGCACCACGGTATCGTTGGCGGGAACATGGCTGCTCTCGATAGATTCGCTGTAGGCTCAGGTCTCGTACAAGGACTGGCAGAACGCAAGAAAGTTGCCAAAGTCATGTCCACCCAGGTAGCTAAGATTCTTAGCGCGGAGAAAGAAGAGCAAGGCTCCGCTGAACCCGACTATGCAGCACGCCTAAATGACGGCTAAAGACGAATACCTAAACAGGTGTGAAAACGACTTTCGATTCTTTGCCAGAAACGAAGTGTTCATCCGGCCTAAACGGAAAGGCACAGACCCGCTCATACCCCTCATCGTAAATCCAGGGCAAGACCTGGTTGTCCAAAAGGTAGATGAGCTGGAAGCCAAAGGCGAACCAGTAAGACTGCTCATACTCAAAGCGAGACAATGGGGATGCACAACACTCGTGCAATCCATGGTTATGCACCGTAGCCGCTTTACGCCATACCATGACGCCATCATTATTGCCGACCGCGAGAAGACCACCCGGTCAATCATGGGTATGAACCGCAGAATGTTCGATGGGTTCTCTCCAGCTATACAAGACGGATGGATGCGTAAAAGCTCTGTCACCGATAGATTCTACGAGTGGAGCAATGGCTCCATCTTAGACATCGACACAGCCGGTGCATCACAAGCAGCGCGCTCAACAACGCGAGATATGGTCCACGGCTCAGAGTGTGCGTTCTGGCCCAATGGCGATAAAATCATCACAGCCCTCATGCCCACTGTTCCAGATACACCCGAGAGCTGTATCATCTTCGAGACCACATCCAATGGACCCCACGGTATCTTCTGGGAACTATGGGAGTCAGCAGAATCACAATGGTCCGAATGGCACCGCATCTTCGTACCCTGGCACATCCACCCAGAATACGAATCTGAACTTCCACCAGAACTCGTAGAGCTGGGAGCAAGAGCTGCCGCTGGAGATGAATCCGCCCTCAGTGAACTGAAATGGATAGATGAGCGTGACCAGAAACTGCTTCTAACAGGTGAGATGACACCAGAGAAAGCATACTGGAAACGCAAAACAATCCAGACTAGGTTTCGTGGGAAAGAAGAGGATTTCCAGCGAGAGTTCCCAACTACACCAGAAGACGCATGGGCCGCTGCAAGATACGGCTACATGTCATCAGCAGGTCAGGCACTGCAAGAAGAAGCAGAGGAAGAATACAAAGAATATGATGTATTTCTGAATCAAGAACAAGGTATGTACCTCGGGCCACGGCCACTTGTAATGGTAGAATCAGACGACAGACCATGGCCTGTAGAAGATGAAGGTGGATGCGTACACGTAATAGACGAACCATACGAAGACCAGACATATGTCATCGGCGTTGACCCAGCAGAAGGAACAGAGAACGATTACAGCGCGTTTGTCGTAAGAAGCGAAGGCGAAATAGTCTGCACATTCCACAGAAACGATATCCCCACAGATGTGTTCGCTGAATACCTCTACTGCGTAGGCAACTGGTACAACGACGCCATGATGGTCATCGAAAGAAAAGGTGGTGGGCTCGCTGTTATCAATACCATGCTTCGATTGGGCTACCCATCGCTCATGTCTAAAGAGACCTTCGACGAGTTTGGAGAAGCCAAAGGTAAAGCCATCGGGTTCAATCCAGACCAGGAAAACCTGAGGTCCTTGCTCGCTATGTTCCGGCACACCGTAAACACCGGAGCACTAATGCTCAGGCACCCACGCCTCATCCAAGAATCAAAGTGGGTTATCAGAAAAACGAAAGTGGGCAATGATGGACAAGCCCAAGAGAAGTGGATTTGCCCATCTAAAGGCGTTGTTACACCTCACGGAGTGAGGGTGTCTGATGACATGTTCAGAGCTGCCGCTATCACAGAACTCATCGCAAGAGATGTTGAATGGTCTGATAGCCCAGAAGAAACACCCAAAGAGTCGAACGAGTGGAGAAAAGTTCCGCTTGCAAAAACAGAATATAAAACTGATGCTGCTAATCAGTTCTTCGACTATAATGACGACCCAAGGCCATTCCCCGTTATGCGCGGTAGTGATGACTGGGAGCTAACCGAAGAGTTTATAGAGGAAGATGATGGACAATATGCCTGAGCTACTTGTGCTTCTTTGTTTTGCTCTAATCGTAGGAAACGTCTGTACTGTTTTGGCGTTTCGTTTTACGATAAGCAATATTGTCGAAGAAATGAGAGCTATAGTTCTTGAGCGAGAAGCCACTCTAAGGGAAAAAGTAAAGGACGACTTTGACCCACTTAGTGATGACCCCGTCTATAGGATGTAACCATGGCTGTTCCAGCGCAAATGCAGCAGTATCAATATCAGCACGAACAGGCGACTCGCAGACCTGAGACTGATAAAATGAATCAGGTGCAAACGATTATGAGCCGCTATGGGACACCACAAAACCCACTAAGCCCTGGCGGGAAGCAATCAGCTATTCCTACCTATGCACAAAACACAGGGGCAGTAGCTCCAATGGGTGGCGGGTACGCCCCAGCTTCAGCAGGCTCTGCTTGGTCTGATGTGGCTCGTTTACAGCAATATGATAAGCAGTCGGCATTGAGGGGCCAGGAGTGGATGGGCGGCAACACCCCAGTAACCCCAGAAGGGTTTGGCTCTACATGGTCTCCATACGACCCCATGAAACAAAGGTCATATAGAATACAACAAGCTGTAGGCGCTGGGCCGGTTGGTGGACCTAGAAAGACATGGCATCCAGACTGGGAAAGAATGTCCTGGCTAGACAGGCTCAAATACTACCAAAACCTTGGCTATTAGTGAGGCTTAAGTAATGGCAACTACAGAGTTTTATTCTCCTATTCGATATAGAGAAGAGGAAGCTTCACACACCACAGAAAACCTGCTTACATCAGGCTTTGGTAGCATTGGTGGCGCTATCGCAACAACGGCTACATTGGCTCTTGGTCCTGCCGGTTGGGCGGGTGTAACTGGTGGCGCGGTCTTGGCTGGAGCTATTGGTGGCGCGATACCTGGGCTTATGAAAGAAGCTTACCATCAAGTAGAGCCACCTATGTATCAACAACAATACCAAAGCCAGATTGGTAGAGTGGACCGACGCGATATGGGTCCTTCATCTCCTATGCAGGGTATAGCCCAGTATGCTGAACCAGCACCCTCAGGAGACTCTTGGACACCTGGATTTATGACTCAGATGGGACGTTATGTCTAAACCAGATAAAGATGATATAGCTTCGGTATCTATTATCAAAGCTATAGAAGAGAAGCTCGAGCGGGTCTACAACGAAAAGACTGAGCGCATTGAAGAGGCTCAAACCATCTTGCTTGCCCAAGAAGGACTCTACGTTAGAGCAGCATTAGATATTGTTCGTGGAACCGGGCCTGGGCGCGAAGAGGGTATGCCCAAATGGTACAAAGACCGCGCAGTTGTAAATGTATTGGGCGTTCTTGCCCAGACTGCTGCATCGGTAATGACATCTAACTCACCTACATGGATTGTAGACCCAGTAGGAGATGATGCACATAAATACCAAGCAGCACGCGGTGTCGATAAACTGCTTCAGTATTTCTACAAAGCTAACCGAATGGAGACCCTTTTAGACGATGTTGCTCTAAGGTGCGTACTCTTTGGTAAAGCAGGCGTGTACGTTGACTGGGACTCCATGGTGAAGTCAGGTCAACTAGATGACTCTACCATCGGAAGAGAAGGGTGGTTCGTTCTAAAGCCGGTAGACCTGTTCAGCGTACACTGGGAGCCCGGTGTCGGGGGTATCGAGAATGCACATTGGTGTATTTACGAAACCACCATGAATATCAACGAAGCTAGGCTGTATTGGGATGACCCAAACATTTCCGAAGAAAGCACAAGTGAGGAGCTGGTTAAGGGTACAACTAAAAGACACCTTAACCTGGTACAAAGCACAGACAAGCAGTCTACAGATGAGCAGGAAACAGATAGAATCCGTGTGGTCAGGTACTTTGAGAAGCCTGGTTACGAGTATCCCAACGGTTTAGAGGTTGTTGTCGCTGGAGACACCGTTGTTGAGGTCAACAATGAGCTGCTTTTGGGCGAGTTCCCCATCTATATGATGAGCTGGCGTCCAAAGCCATACAGAGACTACGGCCAGGGGTTGGGCGGTGACCTACTCAGGCTGCAAGAAGACTTGGCACGCACAGTTGATGCTCTTCGAGCTAGACGCGACCAGGAAATCCGCCCACCCTGGCTTGTTCCCAAGGGTACGCTTACCCGAAATGGCCTTTCCACTAAGCCTGGTGCGATAAACGAGTTCAATCCACGGCTTGGTACTCCTCAACCCATGCAAATGACACCTCTTGGTTCTGCTACTGGTCGAATGATGGACCAGGAAATGATGCTTATGGAGTATGTTGCGGGTCTTAATGAGGCTTCAATGGGACAGGCTCCA